TTACACATCATTAGTACCTTCCTTATTTTTTGACTGGGACAAATTTGGGACCGATGGGTTCAGGATCGAGTCTATTTGCCGTGCGTGTTCGGTAAGGTGATTAGGTGCAAGGTGAGCATATCGACGAACCATTTCGATAGACTCCCAGCCTCCCATTTCCTGTAACACTGACAACGGGACTCCGGCTTGAACCAGCCAACTTGCCCAGGTGTGTCTCAAGTCGTGAAATCTGAAATCATCAATACCAGCCCGTCTCAGCGCCGCTTTCCAGGCTGTGTTTGCGTCATACCGCATCTTCCTTACTGTTGGCGCTTTCGTTCCGTCTGGTTTGGTACAGCTTTCCTTGTACACAAATACCCAACGGTGATGATTCCCGATTTGTTTTTTCAATACGCGACATGCAGTATCATTCAGCGCAACGCCAATTGCGCGGTTTGATTTACTCTCTTCCGGGTTTATCCATGCCACCCGGCGCTGCATATCTATTTGTTGCCATTCAAGGTTGATGATGTTCGAGCGTCTTAAGCCTGTTGCCAGTGCAAATTCAACAACAGACTTTAATGGCTCCGGACATTCATCAATCAGCCTTTGTGCTTCATGGGGCTCCAGCCAGCGGATCCGTTTATTCTTTGGTTGAGGCACTTTAATAATTGGTGCCTTATCCAGCATTTTCCATTCACGCTCTGCGGCTCTTAGTAGGGCCTTTATAAATGAAAGATGCGTAGCCTTCGTTGCAACGGACGCTGGTTTTGGCGTGTATTCTGGAACAGGTTTCCCTTTTTTTCTGCATGCTTCTGCCCTGAGTTTCCAGTTTTCCTCATGACGCCGGTTCGTCATTTTCTGCATTGCTGAATAAATTTTTGATTCAGTAATGTCTCTTAGTTGCATTCCTGCGAAATGTTGAAGCCAGAATCCGATCCGGCTTTTGTCATCGTCCAGTGATTTTTTATGTGCTTTCTCTTCAAGCCACCTGACACAAGCTTCCTCGAACGTTATATCAGGTATTTCACCAAGTTTGCTGACCCGCCATGCTTCAGCCTTTAGCTTGTCATGGAGTTCTGTCGCCTGCCTTTTGTCCTTTGTTCCAAGAGACTGTTTAAATCTTTTACCGTTCGGCAATGTGAAACTGGCGTACCATATTTCACCTCTGCGGAAGAGTGACATTTTCTTTCCTCTGTTATGCCATCACCCGCGCTCACCTGGACAGTATGCAGCGGAGACTGAAGAGCCGCAATGCAGGCTTGTCGTGTTGTGAGGTAAGGAGATTTATTCTTAGTGGGATCTTTGCGTGTTGCCTGAAGACGCCCTGTGCGTATCCAGTTAATGGCAGTCGGTCTGGATATCTTGAGAAAATGACAGGCCTCATCGAGTGTGAGGCTGTATGGCTCCATTATTTCACCTCTTGTTGTGACATTGTTGAAAAATGGATACCAGCTCGTTGCTGCCAGACGATCCAACCGAGAGTCATATCCCATGCCATGTATTCGTTATCGCCGTTTTTTGCTCTCCGACGATCTACTAAGTCACCGAAACGCTTTTCCATGAATAATTCATAAGCTTCGCGTTCATCTGGTTCTACTTCCAGAGATAGGAGTGCGATTTCATAAGCACGGCGCTCAATATCGTCTCGCACGTCAAGGCTGCTGATACGCTCTTTAATTTCTTTAATCAGTTCTTTGTCGGTAAAAGTGGTCATTATGCTCCAGCCTCCGGTGCTTTTGGCATTACTGCCCAGTGAGTGATATTGACGTTTTCAAGGTCCCCGACCTGAAATGTCCACTGCCATTCTCCGGTTTCTTTTTGTCCCCAGGTGTACCAGAGAGAACGCCAGCCAATTAGCCAGCCTTCTCCGTTAGCATCGAATAACAAAACACTTTCATTTGCTGGTGGCAGTTCAGTTGACACTGGTATTACTTTGTTTTCCTGTGCTGCACATTTAGCTTCAAGCGCATCGAATTTACGCACCAGGTATTCAGCATCCGTTTCATTCACTTTCAGATCTCGCGGTACACATCTCCCACGAAGAAACCCTTCCATTTCGAAAACATTCATGCGCATTTGCGTAACTCCGATAATTCGTTAAAGCGTTCCATAAACATCCCGTAGGCATGGCCTGGAGCCAGTGGAATCACGTTGAACATCTCTGTTGCCGGGATACCTTCCAGCACAGGCCAGAAAGAGCCATCATCAAGCCCGAGATCGCGGCGTTCGGTTGCCAGCATAATGAGATCGGCATATTTCACTGGCGTGCTCATAACAGGAGGTAACCCGTATTTCTCACGGATTACGGCGTCTATTTTTTCTTCCATCCGTTTATAGTCAGGAAGAAGTCGTTTCAGTGGTGCGGGGATGTCCTGGCAATATGCTTCTGTTGCATCATGCATTAAAGCTTCAAAAGCAAATTCCTGCGGCACCAGCTGGCTGCAAAGCACCGCATGTTGGGCGACACTGTAGAAGTGTGAAAGATGTCCTGCAAAGCGACAGATATTTGAAAGGGAAACCGCGATATCGTTAATAACGATGTCGTCTTTATTTATCCTGTCATAATAAAAATGCTTCCCGGAAAAAGTTTTAATAAATGACATTTTGTTCTCCACGTATATGCGCTGCACCGCGCTGAATTCCGGTAAAAGGAAGCCCTCACCGTCCGGTGATTATTGAGTCAATTACATTTCCATAAATGCCCCCGTAGGGGCGGTTAGTTTCTCCACAAAACAGAGAAGAACACCTGCGGTGGCAGCCGCCCGGATGGATTGGGTTATGAGCCCGTCGTCCGGTGATGCTCTTCTCTGTTTTGTAAAAAGGACGGTACCAGCCGGAAGCAAGGGTACAAGCTGGTACCGCCAAGACTACACACAGCATAAAGTTGTGGTGCCGGGTGCCTCCCGGTGCCTGGCGAAGGTTGCACACCAGGCGGGTGGGTATCCACAGAAGGTCGACTGTCAGCCTCAACCTTAACCCGCGTGCGCTGAGCCGCATTCACCACAACGCTAAGGATTCTCTCTGGTTGAAAATACTTAGCTGTTATGTGCCTGCTTTTAGCCACATCAGGCGAGGTGGACCTAGTTATTCCCCAACAACAAGGATTCGGTTAATCTGGTTATCCCCAACAACGCAAAAGGAAAAGAAATGTCCGGTAATATCTATACGCTGTACAAATCCCACTGTGAAAATGTTGGAAAGTATCGGGGCATTGAAATCAGTGGGGTAGTGTCATCAGTCGAAATAAGCAAAGTTGAATCAAGGGCAACATTACTTACTCTTTTGGACCTTGTCTTACATGAGCACCGGAAGAAATTCGGCACTCCCTATAATCAGTTGAATGGGAAAAAGGCTCTGGTTCACCTTATTCTGATGAAGCATCACTGGATGCCAAAACAGATTAATGAGATGAAATTTGATGAACTTCTTCTTTCAATTCAGGATGAACTCACACTTGATAAAATAAGCGTAACCGCCCAGAAATTTTTAGATTATCGAGACTGGAGATCACAAATTCATCATTTTGATGATTTTGACGAAAATGAATGGGATCCTAATTTGTCTGCACAATATCTAAAGTAACATCCTGTGATAAAACCGTGATTTCCTGATCCAGTTTTTTTAAGGAGTCTATTGTTTCCTGTCGATAAGACAGCACTTCACGAAGCTGGTTTATAGCTGCCAGCTTCTTTGTCATCCACTCATAAATTTCCTCATCTGTGTAGCCAGGCGCGACGATTTTGGGTTCTGTTTTGTGCATTTCACATCTCCTCAAGTTATCAGTTACTTGTTGATGGGGACCAGATTGTTAAAGAGCTAAGCGTCCTGTAGGGCGCTTTTTTGTTGCTAACGAATCATCCTGGACTTCATATGCCCCAGGCGGCTACTTCGTGGGCGTCCTGCCTGTTCGTTGTTTCGCTTGGGTACATTATGTATCTCAAAGGTACATTGTCAAGTATAAAAAAACCTGCCGAAGCAGGTTCATAAACATTGATTAGGCTTTGATTTTGTATCTTCTTGGTTTTCCTGAGAAAATCACTGTACCAATTATAGAGCAATTACCGTTGATCTTAATGTAAGGCTCAGGCCAGTTTGGGTTTAACGCTTTGAGATAACGCTGTGTCCCATCTTCTATCAACCTTTTGAAGGTGGTTTCACCTGTATCGTGCATCAATGCAATAACGTCGTCACCGTGGCAGGCAGGTACTTCAGGATCGACAAAAATCATGTCTCCCGGGCGGTACTCATCAATCATTGAATCACCTATCACCCGCAAGATATAAGTCATTTCCCCACAGGGTACAGGGCAGGGATACGTTTCTGCTGTGCTCAAATCAACCTCAGAATATCCAACTTCTTTCCATGCTCCGGCCTGTACCCATGATATGACAGGGACTAATGTGATTTGTTTATTAGTGATTGAAACATCAGGTTTTTTTGTGATGTTCGTTGTCTGGTGTTCTTGATCGAGCCATCCGACAGGCAGGTCGAAACATTTTTCGATGTGTCGTGCCATGCTGTCACCGATATTTTTAGTAGCACCATCTCCCATAAACCTGCTGGTCTGGGTTGGCTCGCGATCAATCATAGTGGCAAAGGAAGAATTCCCGCCAACACCATCTCTCAGTTTTCTGGCGTTAGACCGCCGGATGTCATGGATTGTTTTCATAACGAAATTAAAACCCTTGTACCGTTAAGGTACAAGTATCTTGAAGGTTCATTTCAATCATGTAATATGTACACCGGAGGTACATATTGTATGAAAGCGTATTGGGACTCTTTAACCAAAGAACAGCAGGGCGAGTTGGCCGGAAAAGTTGGCTCAACACCTGGCTACTTACGGCTGGTTTTCAATGGCTATAAAAAAGCCAGTTTTGTGCTGGCTAAAAAACTTGAGCAATGCACGTCAGGTGCAATTACGAAATCTGACTTAAGACCGGATATCTATCCGAAAGATTAGCAGAACACTTTCAATTTTTAACCACAGAACGATGAGGCTAATCGTGGGTAAGCATCACTGGAAAATAGAAAAACAGCCTGAGTGGTACGTGAAAGCTGTCAGAAAAACTATCGCGGCGTTGCCGGGTGGTTACGCTGAAGCGGCTGACTGGCTCGATGTAACAGAAAACGCTTTATTCAACCGCCTTCGTGCAGATGGCGATCAGATTTTCCCGCTGGGATGGGCAATGGTTTTACAGCGTGCTGGTGGCACTCACTTCATTGCTGATGCTGTGGCGCAGTCTGCAAATGGCGTCTTTGTGTCTCTTCCTGACGTCGAGGATGTGGACAACGCCGATATCAACCAACGCCTGCTGGAGGTCATTGAACAGATCGGCAGTTATTCAAAACAGATTCGTTCAGCAATTGAAGACGGTGTAGTGGAACCGCATGAGAAGACAGCAATTAACGACGAGTTGTACCTCTCAATTTCGAAGCTGCAGGAGCATGCAGCACTGGTCTACAAAATTTTTTGCATTTCAGAAAGTAATGACGCCCGCGAGTGTGCAGCTCCGGGCGCCGTGGCGTGTCGTGACTGTGGAGAAACTAACGCATGAACAGTTTAACAACACACTACCGTCGCTCGCAACTGATTGCGCTTCCTGTACCGGGTGGAAAAGCGAAGGTGGAGTATTGCTATGCAGTGAATGTACCAGGTGACAGGGAAATTGTAACCCACAGCTTTGCAGAGTGGGCTGTGGGGGATTTCAACCGGCAGAAGGAGGCAGTCCTTTGCGACAAGTTAACCGCTGGTTCAAAGATCACTACGGAGTGCCCGTCAGAGTCATTCGTTGGGAGCCGGAAACACAACGGGTTATCTACCTCCGTGAAGGCTATGAGCATGAGTGCTTCAGCCCGCTCGAACAGTTTCGTCGTAAATTCAGGGAAATAGAGGTCGGTCATGAGCACTAAATTAACCGGCTATGTATGGGATGGTTGCGCAGCGTCAGGCATGAAATTATCCAGCGTGGCAATTATGGCCCGCTTGGCTGATTTCAGTAATGACGAAGGTGTGTGCTGGCCATCAATTGAAACCATTGCCCGCCAGATTGGCGCGGGGATGAGTACCGTCAGAACGGCTATCGCACGGCTGGAAGCAGAAGGCTGGTTAACGCGTAAGGCGCGTCGCCAGGGTAACCGCAATGCGTCGAATGTTTATCAGCTTAACGTTGCGAAGCTTCAGGCAGCGGCATTTTCTCAACTGTCAGATTCTGACCCGTCAAAATCTGACGCATCAAAATCTGACCCGTCAAAATTTGATGCGTCGAAATCTGGCAAAAAAGCGGGTTTTCACCCGTCAGAATCTGGCGGGGATCCGTCAGTAAAATCAAAACATGATCCGTCAGATAAAAAACCTTCTCGTCCGGACGCTTCGCAACCGGACACGCAGACGGATGAACAGGATTTTTTAACTCGCCATCCTGATGCGGTTGTATTCAGCCCTAAAAAGCGCCAGTGGGGAACGCAGGATGATTTGACCTGCGCACAGTGGCTCTGGAAAAAAATCATCGCCCTGTACGAGCAAGCCGCCGAATGTGACGGCGAGGTGGTTCGTCCCAAAGAACCGAACTGGACAGCCTGGGCAAACGAAATTCGCCTGATGTGTGTACAGGATGGTCGTACTCACAAACAAATCTGCGAGATGTACAGCCGCGTCAGCCGCGATCCGTTCTGGTGCCGTAACGTGCTCAGCCCGTCGAAGTTGCGGGAAAAATGGGATGAGCTTTCCCTGCGCTTATCACCGTCCGTCAGCACGTACACCGAAAAACGCGAAGACCCGTAACCGGATCCGCGATCTGGACAACTATAACAAGGCGCTGTTTGACGCCCTGACCCACGCGGGTGTGTGGGAAGACGACAGCCAAGTGAAAAGAATGTTGGTGGAGTGGGGACCGGTTATCCCGGAAGGGAAGGTCGAGATCACTATCAGTAAGTACGAGAAACCGGCGGGTGCAGCCGCCTGATCAAGAGGAGAAACGAAGTATGAATAATCTGATGGTCATTGATGGTATTGAAGTTCGTCGTGATGCTTATGGGCGTTACAGCCTGAACGATCTGCACAGGGCAGCCGGGGGAGAACAAAAAAACCGCCCGAAATACTGGCTCTCCAATAAGCAAACCTGTGAATTGATTGAACAACTTTTCACCGAGGGTGGAATTCCGCCTCTGGAACAAAATCAACCAGTTAGCGTCATTAATGGCGGAAATAACCAGGGGACGTATGTCTGCAAAGAACTGGTGTATGCCTATGCAATGTGGATCAGCCCGTCATTCCATCTGAAGGTGATCCGTACTTTCGACATGGTAACCAGCGCACCGGAAAAATTATCCGGACAGGCTGCTGACAAGATGCAGGCTGGTGTGATTCTGCTGGACTTTATGCGCCGGGAATTAAACCTGTCTAACTCTTCAGTGCTTGGTGCCTGTCAGAAACTCCAGGAGGCTGTTGGCTTACCGAATCTGGCACCGCGCTATGCCATTGATGCTCCTGCTGACGCGCCTGATGGCTCAAGCCGCCCCACGCTGTCACTGAGTGCATTGCTGAAGCAGTATGGTATCCGCCTGACAGCTAATCAGGCATATCACCAGATGGTGAAGCTGGGGATCGTCGAGCAGCGCGAACGATACAGCCGTACCGCGATTAACAACATCAAAAAATTCTGGTCACTGACAGCGAAAGGCTGCATGTTCGGCAAGAACATCACCAGTCCCGCAAATCCGCGCGAGACGCAGCCGCATTTCTTCGAATCCCGATTCCCTGAGCTGTTAAAGCTGCTCGATACCGTACATTGAGGTGACCGTGAGAGCACTACTGACCCCTGAAATTGCCCCGCGTATGGGGATCGTATTGTTCAGACCAGGTTCAGAGCTGATGCCCCTATTTATGCAGGGGCGTGTCCTGCTGGAGCCTGAGCCGGAGCGTTATTCATCTTTCGCCAGTGGTGCCGTTCCCGCGGCATCACAACCGCTGGCGGATGATCCTGCCGTTCGGGGCGTGTTCCGCAATGAGGCAGTGATCCGTCGTGCTGGTGGCGTGGAATGTCTTGAAAGCTGGTTACTTCGTGAAAAAGGCTGCCAGTGGCCTCATTCCGACTGGCACAGCGAGAACATGACCACAATGCGACACGCTCCGGGCGCAATCCGTCTGTGCTGGCACTGCGATAACCAGCTGCGCGATCAGTTCACAGAACGGCTGGAATCAATGGCAACGGATAACTGTGCCCGCTGGGTGTTGTCTGTTGTGCGTCGGGATCTCGGTTTTGATGACAGTCACGTTGTGACAATGCCGGAACTGTGCTGGTGGCTGATTCGTAATGACCTGGCGGATGCCTTACCGGAAAGTGCAGCCCGTAAGGCACTTAGATTACCGAAGCCTGTTGTGCCGTCTGTTACCCGGGAAAGTGACCTTGTGCCTTCGGTTCCTGCCACCAGCATCATCCAGGATAAAGCGAAAAAAGTGCTGGCGCTGAAAGTGGATCCGAAGTCGCCGGAGTCTTTTATGTTACGCCCAAAACGTCGCCGCTGGGTTAATGAAAAGTACACGCGCTGGGTTAAGACACAGCCGTGTGCATGTTGTGGAAAGCCTGCTGATGATCCCCACCACCTGATAGGCCACGGTCAGGGGGGAATGGGTACAAAAGCGCATGACCTCTTTGTGTTGCCTTTGTGCAGAAAGCATCACGACGAACTACATGCGGATACCGTGGCATTTGAAGAGAAGTATGGCTCCCAGTTGGAGCTGATATTTCGTTTTATCGATCGTGCGCTGGCAATAGGCGTGCTGGCCTGATTTTGTGGAGAAAGTTGATGCGTGATATGTATGAAGTTTTGGACCGCTGGGGGGCATGGGCTGCGGCAGAAAACAGTGGTGTGGATTGGCAACAGGTAGCCGCTGGCTTTAAGGGGCTTTTACCTCATGGCAAAAAGTCCCGGATTCAGTGTGATGATGACGAAGGTATTATGGTAGACAGTTGTGTGGCTCGGTTACGAAAGTATAAACCAGATGAGTTTGAGCTGCTCATTGTTCACTTTGTTATAGGTATTTCACTCCGCACAATTGCAAAGAAGCGGAAATGTTCGGACGGGACTATCCGGAAGGATTTGCAATCCGCCTTGGGATTTGTTGAGGGAGTAATGTCAATGTTATAGGTAAGCTGGAGCTTACGCTCCAGCTAAATATTCATAAAAACATGCCCTATAGACTCCGCCATTTTAGGTGGGACTGCATTACCAATTTGTTTAGCTTTAGAAAGCATTGAACCGATGAATATATAATCCAATGGAAATGTTTGTAGCAGTGCAGCCTCGCGAACAGAAATTGCCCGGTGTTGCTCAGGATGGCCAAATCTTCCGTTAGAGTAACTAATGCATCTTGTAGTTAATCCACTAGCAGGTTTATCCCATGCTAATCGGCCATATACATCGCTGTGACCTGTATGGTTTTTATGACATTCAAGTAACAACTCTTTAGGCCAAAACTCTCGACCTTTACCCTCTGGCGTTGCTTTAATTCTTTTAAGATTTAAAGCAGAGAGTTTTGCACTAACATGATCTCGTAATGTAGGATGTGATTCACCTGCCTCAATTGGTGGTATATTTCCGATCCAATCTCTTACCGTCGCAAATGGGATATCTTCGCCATTATGCGTGCGCTCTGGTAGATGGATTGGGGAATGAAGTGAGGCCATAAGAACAAAACGCTCTCTGGTTTGAGGCACTCCGTACCATAAAGCGGGAATCACACCATAAGCTAAATTATAATCTTTCTTTTTCAGAAGAGTTATAAAATCATGCAATGGTCCATCGTTAATATCAACTTTTTGTAATCCTGGAACATTTTCTATCAGTACATAATCAGGACAATAGTACTCGATAAAACGACCAAATTCGTTTAATAATCCTCTTCGAGGATCTTCTTTGCTTTTATTTTTATTTTGCCTTGAGAACGGTTGACATGGAGCACAACCACAAAACAAAACATGTGAGTCTTGCTTCGCTTTTTTTACAAGCTGAAATAAATCATTTAACTTAACGGAGCGTATATCCTCATTAAAAAATATAGCATCAGGATTATTTGCCTGAAAGGTTTGACCAGAGTCATAATCATAATCGAGACCGAAGAAAATTTCGCACCCAGCCTCTTTAAGGCCTTTGCTTGTTCCCCCGCATCCTGAAAAGAAGTCAAAAACTTTGATTTTTTTCTTCATGATCTGTCTCTATAATAATCTAAAATTTATCTTATCTTACCATGTTCAAGGAAAAATTTCAGCATTTCTCTCGTTTCAGAAAATGCGACATGATTCTCAGGTATTCGGGTTAGTATCCTGATTTGTGTTGCGAAAATATCATCAGAAGTTATAACGTTATTTTCTATGTCTCTTTTACATATTTCTGCAATTATTGATTTTGGTGATAGTTTTGATAAGTTTAAATCTTTAATCATATCGGAGTAAAAAGCCGGAAGATTGTCAATCAAAAAAGTTTCTGGATTAATGATAGGTAAATACCCTACATAATTATATGAAAAATCAATGAAATCACGCTGAAGTTGAATCTTCTGCTGTTTATTTGGAGTTCCACCATGCCCATCAGTTGGTATTTTAATTTCACACCCAAGAATATTTTTTATTTTTTCATTTAAAGAATTATCTTCACTGCTTGGTATTAAGGCTGATGTAATGAAATCATGGCTTGTCTTCTGATCACCATCCAATAAAAATACCGCATTATCAACTCTTGATAAAAATAATGAGACAATCATATTACCTAATAATGTGCTTGCACCAGCTGGGCAATATATAACATCAAATGTATTGGCTAGGGCAGGACCTCCTGATTTTAAAGCCTTCTCAACGAATTTTTTAGCCAGTTTATCTTCTACAAAGATAGTTTTTTTTGATAGTCGGTCTCCAAGCGTAAAGAAAGCTTCCTCAGGGCTAACGTTTTCAACTATACTAACTTTCCCTGAGTTTGAATTAAGATTAAAAAGTTTTATGGCTTCCTTAGGTAGTTGGCTAACTATAGATGATGAGTGTGTTGAAATAACAATTTGATGTTTGTTTTTTAAGCAAATCTTATTTAGAAAAGACATCAATTTAAACTGTGCTGCTGGATGAAGTGAGACTTCGGGTTCATCTAAAAGAATTAATGATGCTGTTGGCGCGTTAACAATTTGATTTACGAGAATAGTTACTGCAAACTCCCCACTTCCTGCAAAAGCCTCGGAGTAGTTGAGACTATGAGACTCTAAAATAACGGTTGAAGCCTTATTGTTTGTAAATAAGGCATGCTCAATAAGTCTAATTGTTTTGTAAGGTCTACCAAGTATATCGCTGATGATTTCTACCTTCTCTTGAGAAAGTAATTCATTCTTATACAACCTTTCTTTTTTACCTTTAAAGGGCTTGTATGATGTTAGGCCTTTATCTATTATCTCTTTAAGAAGATGGCTTCTTTTTCTCAGGTGATTTTTCTTTGGATAAAGATCAAAGTCCGAATGATAAAAGAATTTATCGAATGCACTGATCGAAGCTCTAAAATCAATATATGTGACAATTTTGTCTATCTGTTTCCAGCGTGATTTTTGCTGATTTGGCGAAATAATATCTGTTGGTATTTTTTTCATACCATCTTTAGTTAGAGGTCTCGAAGTTTCCCATAAATCAGGATCCTCCTTGTCTACAATCCTTGTTTTTATTACTTCAACAACATCTTTAGATGCGGAATCATAGTATCCATAAATAAATCTAGAACGACCACCATCTTTAATCTCGTCTAGATCAGTTGAAAACCAAAGATTTCCTAAGGAATAATTATTTGGAGAACCATATAATGCACGTAATACTGAGCTTTTATTGGTTCCATTTTGACCAACTAATGCAGTAATAGGATAGTGAAAATGTATAGTGCTATATTCTTCAAGATTTTTAAAATACGGAAACCGTATATGGCGAATGAACGGCTCAATAGCATTTGTATTCATTAGCCCTTTTAACTTTATGATTTCACTCACTTTAATTGTCTTCCAGCTTGTTTTTCTTGTATAATATAGAATTATTAACGCGTACGCAAAAAGTATTGTATTATGTTAAGAGTGGTTACTTCGCCACACAACTTAAACCCGCCGCTGAGCGGTTTTTTTGTACCTGTAAACCTGGTGCAGTACAGTAAACACGCTGGTGGTCGTGAATACTGGCTTTTTATCTTGCTGGCTTTTTAGACAAGAGTTATTGGTATGTCATGTTAACCAGAAGGGAAAAAGACATGCTAAAACAGCAAGATATGACAGAAACCGCCGCCGCAGTCCTTCATTTCTTACCTGCTGACAAGTGGGTAACGCCACGCATGATGACGAGAACTACCGGAGTAAGCGAAGCCCGGTGCCAGTTAATACTGACTCAGTTAGTTCTGGCGGGTCTGGCGAAGGATAACGGCGGGTACGGGAATAAATTCAGACGCTGCCAGTAATGGCGGTTTCCTGCTGTGAAAATGGGCGGCTGGTGGGTGTTGGTAGCACCTGCCAGCCATTCGCTCATGCTTACTGGTCACAAGCGAACCACGGCCCACTGCTTTAGCGCAAAAGCAGAGTGAGCCTACCAGAGTTACGCTTACTGATCCATGAAAAATACTGTAAAAATAAACAGTGTTGATTTAATCAACGCTGATTGCCTGCATTTTATTCAGTCCCTGCCTGATGATTCCATTGACCTGATTGTTACCGATCCGCCGTACTTCAAGGTGAAACCCAACGGCTGGGACAATCAGTGGAAAGGGGACGAAGATTACCTTAAGTGGCTGGACCACTGTCTGGCCCAGTTCTGGCGGGTGTTAAAACCTGCCGGAAGCCTTTACCTGTTCTGTGGGCATCGCCTGGCATCTGATATTGAGATCATGATGCGTGAACGTTTCAACGTGCTTAACCATATCATCTGGGCGAAGCCGTCCGGACGTTGGAATGGGTGTAATAAAGAAAGTCTGCGCGCATATTTTCCTGCCACAGAGCGCGTTCTGTTTGCTGAACATTACCAGGGGCCATATCGCGGCAAAAGTGACGGCTATGCAGCAAAAGAAAGGGAACTCAAACAGCACATAATGGCACCGCTGATATCGTATTTCAGGGATGCTCGTGCCGAACTGGGTATAACGGCAAAACAAATTGCCGAAGCCACAGGTAAGAAAAATATGGTTTCCCACTGGTTTGGTGCCAGTCAGTGGCAGTTGCCGAATGAGGCTGACTATCGGAAGTTACAGGCACTGTTTTCCCGTATAGCGGCAGAGAAGTTTCAGGAACAACAACTGGAACAACCACACCACCAGCTGGCGGCGTCTTATGATTCACTGAATCGCAAATATTCTGAATTGCTGGATGAGTTTAAATCTCTCCGGCGCTATTTCTCCGTATCAGTCTCCGTGCCTTATACCGATGTCTGGATGCATAAACCCGTTCAGTTCTACCCGGGTAAACATCCGTGTGAGAAACCGGCGGATATGCTCAGGCAAATAATCAATGCCAGTAGTCGACCTGGTGATCTGGTTGCTGATTTTTTTATGGGATCCGGTTCCACAATAAAAGCAGCAATGGCGCTGGGGCGTCGGGCCTTAGGTGTTGAGCTTGAGTCAGAGCGGTTTAACCAGACAGTGAAAGAGATAAACGAGCTGGTGGGGAAATAA